GTGCAATACCTAATGGGCAGTTAGCTAATTCATCTCTAACAATAGGAAGTACAAGTGTTGCACTTGGAGCTACTCAGGGAACCTTTGCAGGTTTAACTTCTTTAGCTTCAACAACTTTGATAGCAGGCACAGAAGATGCAGCAAATGCTATTGAGATTGGTAGTGGAAATATCATATTTGAAGGATCAACTGCAGATGCAAATGAAACTATACTGACAGCTACAGATGCAACAGGTGGAGATAAAACTCTTACATTACCAAATGAAACAGGAACAATATTAACAACTGCATCTTCAATTGCTAACAGTAATCTGGCTAATTCAGCTGTAACAATTGGAAGCACAAGTGTTTCTTTAGGTGCTACAACTCAAACCTTTGTTGGGATAAATTCCTTAGCTTCTGCAACTTTGATAGCAGGAGTAGAAGATGCAGCTAATGCTATTGAAATTGGTAGTGGAAATATTACATTTGAAGGGTCTACAGCTGATGGTAATGAGATAATACTTACAGCAGCTGACGCTTCTGGTTCAGATAAAACAATAACTTTACCGAATGCAACAGGAACTGTTGCGTTGTTAAGCACATTAAGTATTGCTTCCGGATCAGGATTGACTTATAACTCAGGTACAGGAGAGTTCTCAACTAATGCTATCCCTAACTCCCAACTGGCGAACAGTTCTGTTACTGTTGGTTCTACTGGCATTGCCCTGGGCGGTAGTGCTACGACGATTACTGGTCTATCTTCTATAACATCCAGTGCAGTTGTAACTGACGATAACGGTTTTAGAATTAGAGACAATTCAGATAATACAAAACAACTCGCTTTTGAGTGCTCAGGAATATCAGGAAGCACCACAAGGACATTAACTGTTCCAGATGCTAGTGATACTTTAGTTGTATTAGCAGCTGCCCAGACATTAACAAATAAAACCATTGCTTTAGGAAGTAACACAGTAACTGGAGCATTGGCTAATGGTATTACAGCGACAACTCAATCTGCCAGTGATAACTCAACTAAGGTAGCGACAACAGCTTATGTAGATAATCAGGTGACTGCAGGTGCAACTAATGAGTTTGCAGATAATGTTTTTAGAGTAAAAGATAATTCAGATGCTTCTAAGAAATTAGCATTTGAATGTTCAGGAATATCGGGTAGTACAACTCGAACTATGACCGTTCCAAATACAGATGGAACAATTAGCACAGAAAGTTTTGCTACTGCAATAGCAGTGGCTTTAGGATAGTATTATGGCAACCCAAGTACAATTTAGAAGAGGAACAACAGGTGAGCATTCTGCTTTTACAGGAGCAGTTGGTGAAGTAACTGTAGATACTCAGAAGAAAACTGTCTGTATTCATGATGCGACTACAGTAGGTGGTTTTCCTTTACTGTTAGAAGATGGAAGTAATTCCAGTTTTAGTTTAGGTTCATTATCCAGCTGTGCTCTGAAGTTCGCTGGAGATCCTAATACAGGAATAATAAGTGCCGGTGCAGATCAGATATCATTAGTAACTGGTGGATTTGCAAGGCTTACAATAGATTCATCTGGTGTGGTCACAATTCCAGGTAATGTAAACATAACCGGGAATATTGTTGTAAATGGATCTACTGATTTTTCTGACCAACTCGCTCTCATACTCGCTTTAAGTTAATATGGCAAACACCTTTAAAATTGATACTAAATCAAGTGTTGTTACAGACGCTGTTAGTAGCACTAACACTAATGTCGTAACGGCTGGAGGTTCAGCAACTTTAGTTCTTTTAAGTTGCTTAGTTTCAAACAAGACAGCATCAAGTGCTGATGTTGATGTTTATTTAGTAACGAACACAGGAGATGATGTTTATATAATAAGAAACGCTCCAGTCCCTGCAGGATCATCATTAGAAATAATAAGTGGATCAAAAATAATTATGGAGTCAAGTGATGTTCTGAGGGTCAGGGCAGGAACGGCAACTGCTTTGGATGTATCAGTAAGTTATTTAGAACAGACTTAAGGAGGTATAACACATGGCTCTTAATACAGTAAGTTCAGAAAGGCTTTCTACAAATGTAAAAACGACAAACCTTAATTCAGGGTTTGGTCAGTTAAGTAATAGAAATGTTATAAAAAATTCTGCAATGCAAATTGCACAAAGAGGAACAAGTTTTACTTCTGTTACGTCATCAGCTTATCATTTAGATAGATTTTATTTGTATTTACAAAACACATCCGCAGCGTTTACCGTTACACAATCAACCGATTCGCCTGACGGATTTGCTAATAGTTATAAACTTGACGTAACAACAGCCGATACTTCAATAGCTTCAAATGAAGAAATAAAAGTAATGCACAAATTAGAAGGATTCGATGTCCAAAGATTTGCTAAAGGCACAAGTGCTGCAAAAAAATTTACTTTATCTTTTTATGTAAAAGCAACTAAAACAGGTGTTTATTGCGTTAGGCTTTATGACAGAGATAATAATAGAGATGTTTCTGGTTCGTACACAGTTTCAGATACAAACTGGAATAGATATACAATAGATTTCCCAGCAGATACTACAGGTGCATTTGGAAATGATAATGGAAGTTCTTTAGAAATTATGTGGTGGTTAGTAGCTGGTTCAGCAGTACAAGGTGGTAGTTTAAATACTGCTTGGAGAAGTTCGGCTGATGCAAGTAGTGCAACAGGACAAGTTAATTTTGCAGATAGTACATCAAATGATTGGCTTTTAACAGGAGTGCAATTAGAGGCTACTGATAATGGAAAGGCAACAGATTTTGAGCATTTGAGTTTTGCAGATGAACTCGCACGATGCCAGAGGTATTATTATCAAGTCGTAAAAGGTGATAATCAAGCTGTAGGAATAGCAAATTATTGGTCAAGTACAGAAGTAAGAGTTTTTATTCCTTTTCCTGTAACAATGAGAGGAGCACCGACTTTATCTGCTGTTACAAATACAAATGCGTATCGTTGGTATAGAGAAAATGGTTATGATCCGAATGATGGTTCAGATTTTGCAATAGCAGATAGTCATACTCAAGGTTGTTTTATTGTTGATGCAGGGTCAAGCGGAACTTCTGCTGGAAATGCAGCATACCTTAAAACAAGTAATGCCAATGCTGACATTGCTCTTGTCTCTGAACTCTAATTATGGCTTATCCAACAAACCCAATTTATAAACTATTTAATTATGAAAAAAGACCAGAACTTCCTAATGGTACTTTAACTTGTATAAAAACAATAAAAGATGGTAAAAGTACATCAATACCGATTGACGAAGCAAACACCGATTATCAAGAGTACCTTGAGTGGAAAGCTATAGATGGTAACGAACCCGAAGCTGTTGACGGACTTACTTGGAATGATATTAGAGCAAAAAGGAATGAAATATTATCATCTACAGATTGGACAATGACACCTGGTGCAACTGTAGATCAGGCACAGTGGGCTGCATATAGACAAAATATAAGAGATATTCCTCAAACTTATAAAGATAAAACTCCTGATGATGTTGTCTGGCCAACACAACCATCAACAGCTGGTCCTAATACATAATCCAGAAGATTACTCCCTGTAAAATAAGAACAGAAAAAGAATATAGTAGTTAAACAGTCATGCCATATATTGGAAATGACATAAGGGCAAACGAAGATTACAAAACTATAGATGATATATCAAGTAGTTTTAATGGTAGTACCACTTCTTTTGCTTTACAGGTCGGAGGTTCTGCCCCAGTTCCTTTTCCAAAGTTTGAATCACAATGCATAATATCTGTCGGTGGTGTAATCCAGGAACCTGATACTACAGGTACAACTGGATTTAAATTTACAGGTACAAATATAGTTTTCAGTTCTGCTCCAGCTTCTGGAGAATCATTCTTTGGAGTGATTCTTGCCGGTGCAGATTATTTAAATGCTGGTGGAACATTCCCAGATGGAACTACTGCAGTTCCCTCTATAACATTCAGCTCAGATACTGATACAGGAATATTTAAAAGTGGTAATGGATTAGTTTCTATTACTTCTAACGGAACCAAAGTTGCCACCTTCCCAACGGGCCAGGGGTCGAATGGACAGGTGCTTGCCACAGATGGTGGAGGAACGCTCTCATTCGTTGATCAGTCAGGGGGTGGAGCTGTCGGAGGAGGCTCTGACAAGCTGTTTATAGAGAATGGAACAACCATGACAACTAACTACACACTAGGCACTGAATTTGGGGCTACTTGTAATGCTCTAAGTGCAGGACCAATTACAATTAATGCAGGTGTCACGCTGACTATACCTAGCGGTTCAGTATATACGGTGGTTTAAATTATGCCTATTACATTAAACGGATCAGGAACAATAACAGGAGTATCAGTAGGAGGATTACCAGACGGAATAGTTGATACTGACATGATTGCTGCTAATGCTGTAACTGCTGCTAAATCATCAGGAAGAAAAATTCTTCAAGTCGTAAATTCTATAAGTTCAACTCCAAAAACTATTAGTGCAACTACAACTTATACAGATACAGATATAACAGATTCAATTACAACAACTGCTGCAAATTCAAAAGTATTGGTTTTAGGAAGTCTTGCATATGATACTGCTAGAGATAATAATGATTGTGGATCTAGAATCAGATTAGTTAGGACTATAAGTAGTAGTTCCAGCATGTTTTTTGAAAGCAATAGTGATAGAAATGTAGGTTTTTATGATGGAGACAGTTCAAATCATTCAAGATTATATGGACAATGGCCTGTTAACTTCCATGACTCAACTATAGGCTCTATAGCTGCTGGAACTACAATAACTTATAAATTGCAAGCCAGAACAGAAAACACAAATTTAAGTGAAGATATAAGAATAAATTTTGGAAATAAAGTTTCAACATTAATTCTTCTGGAGATAGGTGCATGATTATAGATATAACTGATGCAATTAGATCTTTAAAACCAAGTGCTAGTTGGGTTTTAACTGGAATGGAATATTCTGGACTCGATTGGAAAGATGAAAGTCAGACTAAACCTACTGAATCTGAAATCAACGCAGAGATTACTAGATTAACAAATTTAGAACCAATGAGATTATTAAGAATAGAAAGAAATAATAGATTAGCAAAGACAGATTGGAGGGCAAGTTCTGATTTAACACTTTCAGATAGTTGGAAAACTTATAGACAGGCACTAAGAGATTTGCCTGTGTCTGCATCACCTAAACTAAATAGTAATGGAAATTTAGATATGACATCCGTTACTTTCCCAACGGAGCCTACATAATATGAGTTCTATTAAATTAACAGCTGATTCTGGAGGAGGTACTTTTGAAATTAAGGCTCCTTCTTCTAGTGGAAATACAAGAGTATTAACTTTACCTGATACAGGAAATCTTACTTTAAATGGTGGAAAAATTCTTCAAGTTGTTTCTGCTGTAAAAAAAGATACCGCTTCTGCTGCTATTTTAAGAGATACTGATTGGACAGGTCATGGTTTAAGCGTTACCATTACACCTTCGTCAGCGTCAAATAAAATTATTATAATTGGTAATTTTCATGTAAATCTTCAATACACTGAAGGAATACGATACAAATTATTTAAAGGCGGTTCAGTATTAACAGATGCAATCGGAGATCAATTAGGCAGTAACAGAGTAAGGACAACAGGTGGTATCCCACAAAGAAATGACAATGATTATCAAGCTCAAGCGATGCCTATTCATTTTGTAGATACTGCTGGAAGTACGTCTGCTTTAACATATACGCCTGCTTTTAGCGGAACAAGAACTGGAGGAACTTTCACTATGTATGTGAATCGAAGTACATCTTCTAATGATAATGATGGGTTTTCAACTGCTATTTCAACATTGATGGCTATGGAGGTATCAGTTTAATGACACTAGATCACGAAGCTATTTACAAAGCATACCCATCTGTTGTTTCAATAAATGATACAGATTCAAAAATTTTAGACGCATCTGGTAATGCTGTTTCTGTAGAGCAATCTAATATTGATGCTGCAAGAGTTACCCTTGATGCTGAAGCTGCTGCTGTTAAGTACAAAACCGATAGAACAACAAATGGTTCTACAACCTATGCATCTTTTGGAGATCAATTAGATCTACTTTGGCATGCAATAGATAATGACTCAGATTTAAAAGTTAAGTTTAGTGCATTTTATAATTCTATTAAGGCAGTGAAAGATGCCAATCCAAAGCCGTAAATTATGACAAGTAAATTAATAGTTAACAGTATAAGACACACAGGAGCATCAGCAGATGCAATTACTATGGATGCTTCTGGCAATGTCACCTTCCCTGGAAATGCTACTTGTTCAGGAACTTCATCAGGTTTTGGTGGGATAGCGATGGCAAATAGGT